TGGTTTAGTTGTAGATTATTTAAATAAAATAGCAACACCAGTAAAAGATGATATGATTGATCAAGTTGCAACTATATCTACAAACAATGATCCAGAGTTAGGTAAAATTATTGCCGATGCATTTAGATCAGTTAATCAAACAGGTGTTGTAATGATGGAAGTATCAGATTTACCAGAAACTAGATTTGAAACTATTGATGGTATACAATACAATAGAGGATTAAAAAATATACATTTTGTTACTGATCAAGCTACTAAAACAGCTGAACTAGATAATCCGTTAGTTTTATTAGTTGAATCTGAAATAGAAAATGTAAGAAAAATACAAAACGTACTTGAATACGTTATAAAAAATAATAAATCTTTGCTTATTATAGCTGATGTTGAACAACAAGTAATGTCAGCTTTAGCTATGAATAAAATTAAAGGCAATATAAAAGTTAATGTTATTGATGCACCAATATATGGTGTTAATAAAAAAGAAACATTAAATGATTTAGCCTTATTAACAGGTGCTACTGTTATAAATGAAGATCTGGGAGATGATATTGATTTAATAGGGCCTGATCAACTTGGGCAGTGTATAAAAAGTGTAAGTAATGATCAAGAAACTATTATACATGTTGGTGAAACATCCGAGGAGGTTAAAGGTTTAATTGAAGAAATAAAAAGTAAATTAACATCTACTAAAAATGCAAACGAAATAATAAAACTAGAAACTAGATTAGCTAGGTTATCTGGTAAAGTTGCTGTAGTAAAAGTAGGTGCTAATTCAGAAGTTGAGTTACAAGAATTAAAAGATAGAGTTGAAGACGCTATATGTGCAACTAAAGCTGCTATTAAAGAAGGTATAGTTCCAGGTGGAGGTATAGCTTTATTAAATGCTTCTCAACAAATTAAAACATCTACAGTAGGTGAAAACATATTAGTTAAAGCTGTTAAGGCGCCGTTTAAGACAATATTAAGCAACGCTGGTATACTTAACTATAAAACGTCTGCAAGTGAAGGAGAAGGATTAGATGTTGTTACAGGAAATATGGTAAATATGATTGAGTCAGGGATTATTGATCCTTTACTTGTAACTAAAAGCGCTTTAAAAAATGCTGCATCTGTAGCTACTACTATTTTGTCAACTGATTGTGTAATTAATAATCTTAGAATTAATGAAAGCAATAGGTAAAAACTTAATAGTAAAAACTAGCAAACAAGGTGTATCTGAAACAAAAGGTGGTTTATTTTTAGCTGAAAAACAAAGAGAAGATATAAGATATACTGAAGGTATTATAGTTTCAGCTGGTGAAGATATAAATGGAATAAAACAAAATGATGTTATTTATTTTGATAAAAATAATTCTCATCAAATAGAAATAAAAAAAGAAATTTACACTGTAGTTCATGTTAACCATGTGGTTGTTGTGTTATGAGACTTGAACCCTCTGATATTAGAGATTTAAATCTTTTAAAACATTATAGAATTATTAGAAAATGGGCTTGTAAAAATTATGAGCTTAATGATGCGGACTTAGAATTACTTATATATTTCGATTGCATGGGTCTTTTTACACGAGAAGATTTTAAAATCGGTACTTATTCTTATAGCTGGGACAACAGACGCTGGAACAGATTACTTAAACAAGGTTGGATAACGGTTTGGAGAAAACACAACCGCACAACACAAAAGTATAACATCTATAAAGTTTCCTTTAAGTGTAAACAGCTTATAAGTAGAATGTACCGAATTATGCTAGGCACAGAAGATATACCGACTTCTATGCATAGAAATAAAATAATGAAAGGTAAAACATATATAGACAAAGTAATGATTACGTCTATAAATAACGTTAATAAAGATAAAAACAGATAATCATGGCAAAAAAAGAAAAAAAAGTAGAGGTAAAAGAATTATCTCCATCGCAAAAAAAGATTAATAAGCTAAAAGCTATTATTAAAAAATTAGAATCTAAGTAATGGAAGATACTAACAAAAGGATTGAAGACTCTATATTAGATCCAATGAGTTTTGAAATAAAGAATAATTTTATTTCACCAAAAGATCAAAAGTCAATGAGTACAAAATTTGACACTAAAAATATAGACAGATCAGGTAAACCTATGATTTCAAATCCTGATGTTCAAACCGCTGGTTTATTTCCTCCACTAGGAACTCCAGATATAACGCCTAGAGAAGATCTAGACAATAATCAGTTTAAAATATAAATTATGAGTAAAAAAGGACAAGTTGGTGCTGATGCTACATGGGGTGGACCTCATTCACCTTCTAATTTAGCAAAAGGCAACGCAAGAAATAACATGCAAGTTTCAAAGTATCCTTGTGACTATAAAGCTGGTCCAATTAGCAGTATTGCTAAAGGATAGTAAAATTTCACTAAAATGAGTGATAGAATAAGTGAACACATCTCGCTTAAAGAAGGTATTAAATCTCACACAGCTACTAGGCTTGGTATTGATAATACACCTAGAGAAATAGATTTAGTTAACATGAAAACTATTGCAGAACAAGTGTTTGAACCTCTACGCAAATGGGTGGGTGGTCCAATCGCTATTAATAGTTTCTATCGCTCACCCCAACTGAATTCTGCTATTGGCGGAAGCACAACCTCTCAACATTGTATTGGTTGCGCGCTTGACCTAGACGATAACTATGGTCATAAAACTAATGCAGAAATGTATGAGTATATAAAAAATAATTTAGATTTTGATCAGATTATTTGGGAATTTGGTACAGATGAAAACCCTAACTGGGTACACGTAAGCTATGTGTCTGAAGATGCAAATAGAAGAAGATGTTTAAAAGCTTATAAAGAAAATGGTAAAACAAAATATAAAGTAATATAATGGCTTATACACAACACAATTCTCCTTTTGCTAAAAAGCACAACGGACCTGCTATAACAGAAAAATCATACGAAAAACAAAATCGTAAAATGAGATCTGATTATACTAAAGAAACCGGTAAAAAACTAGGTAGTAGACAAACATCTGGTACTAGCTCTAGAAGAGTTTCTTTTGCTTGTAGGTTTGGTGGTATGGCTGGTTCTTTAAAAAATAAAAAAGGTGAGCCAACTAAATTAAAAATGGCTCTTAAAAAATGGGGCTTTGGTAGTAAAGAAGCTGCAAAGAACTTTTGTAATAAAAACAAAAAAAAATAAAAAAAAATGATTAGAAATTATTACACTGACTCTTACAAGTCTGGAATACCTGTAACACCTAGTGATACATTATTAATAGACGGTAGAACAAAAGCTTCAACACCTATAGGTTCATGGAAGCAATATAACTTATATATAGGTAATTCACCAACTGTATTACCTGTAACAACAACAAGCAATAACAATGCTGTTTCTAACTCTGTTAATGTAGGTTTAAAATCACCAAATCCTCAAATTAAAGTAGGTATGAGGGTAACAGGTGCTGGATTACCAGATGCTGGGCTTTTAGTAGCTACAGTAGTAGATGCAAGTAATTATACATTATCTCAAGCTGATACTATAGCAGAAGATGCTACATTAACATACAGTTATGATGCAGAAGCATCAATAAAAGTTCACACAATAAACAATGAAGTAATTACCTTTAAAAAACCCGCTCAAGGGTTTGTTTTACCAGTTAGCGTAGTGCAAGTTTATGCTACAGATACTACTGGAGGTGTTACAGACATTGTAGCTCTAAGTTAACAACAATCAACAATCAACATTCAAAAAACAAAATTATGGGTAAAAAAGGACAAACAATAGGTGGTGGAATGCCAGGACCTGGAAAATCAATTATTTCAGGAGGTCACGGGGCCGGTAAATACGGGCAACCACACAAATTTTATGGAAAATCTGCGGCCAAATACAAAGGGCCACACAAAGAACTAGTAGGTGATCAAAACCAATTACCACAAGAGTTACAAAATGCTATTAAAGCAGCTCCTGGTAAATACGGTAGTAAAGGACCTCACAAAATGTCACAAGATCATAAAATGGCGTATGATAGAAGTGAAATATCAAGACTAAAAAAAGATATTCATTATGATGACATGAAAAAGAAAGGTATGAGTAAGTATGCAAGCGATGCTCAAAGAAAAGCTGTTCACGCAAGCAAAGCTGAAGGACCTGGTAAAATGAAAAAAGATAAGCAAAAAATATCTAAATTACAAGACGATGTTTTAGCTGGTTCTGCAAAATATAATTGCGGAAAATAATAAACAACAATCAACAATCATTAACAACAAACAAAAATCAAAATTATGGCAAAATTTATTTCAATTCACTCATCTGGAGCAGGGCTTGCAGGTGGTGACATCTTAGTTAACGCTGATCTATCAACAGGAGTGGTAGCAGCTTCAGGAACTTCAACTGTTATTTATTTAGCAGGTGGTGCTGCTGGTGACTTAGCTACAATTACGCACACGTCAACAGGAACAGTTCCTTCAGTAAGAGATGCAATTATTTATGCATTAACTGCTAACCCAGGTGGTATTAAAGCAAAGGTTTCTTTACCATCAGGAATAGAAGTTTCACAAGTAGTATTCTCTTAATAATTAATTTATGATAGCTACAGGGTTTATGCCCTGTGGCTTTCATTATTAAGTATGGCTTTTAAAATAAAACCATTTTACACGGTTAATAACACTCCTATAACACACGTTCCTATGGATAAAAATGTTATGGGTAGAGCTGATAAAAAAGGTAATATTCTTATTAATAAAGATTTAAAAAATCCTAAACACATTAATGATACTATAAATCACGAACAAGTGCATATAGATCAAATGAAAAGAGGTGAGCTTTATTATGATAATGAAGCTGTTTATTTTAAAGGTAAAAAATATTTAAGAAAAGAGTTTGACGAGTCAAACAGAAATTTACCGTGGGAAAAACCCGCATATAAAGCAGGATAATTATGTCGACACCTAAAAAGAAATTTAAAGAAACAACAGTGGGTAAACTATTGTTTGGCGCTGCCTCATTAGTTAACCCTGCATTGGGTAACGTACTAAGTGGTGTAACTTCACCTGCTGAAGCTATAGCTGCTATTGGTAAATCCGATGTAAGTGGCGAAGATAAAATAAAATTACAACAGCTTATATTTGAACAACAAAATAAAGAAATGGAAGCTGTTACATCAAGATGGAAAGCCGATTCAATATCAGATTCATGGCTTTCTAAAAACGTACGCCCATTAGTATTAGTGTGGTGTATTGTTATATTTTCATTAGCTGGTATATTAGACAGCGTTGAATCAATACCGTTTCACATAGGAGTAACTTGGAACGACACATTTGAAAAAGTAATGATGGCCGTTGTTTTAGCTTATTTCGGTGGACGAAGTAGTGAAAAGGTTACAAGTATATTTAAAAAATAAAGAAAACCTGTAACTATATTAATACATTAATAACCAATTAAATTAAATTAAAATGAGTGAAGTAAAATCAATTTCCAAAGACCAATTAGAAAAGATTCAAGATTTTCAAAAAGAGTTAAACAAACTTTTAAATGAAACAGGTTTCTTAGAAGCCCAAAAAACCGCAGTATTAGCTAAGTTCCACGAAGTTAACAAACAAACTGAAGACTTTAAGAAAGAACTAGAAGAAGAATACGGATCAATTAATATTAATCTTGAAGACGGTTCTTACACTCCTATTGAAAAAGAAGAAGAAGAAGTTAAGGAGTAATGTCATCTGTTATTAGAAAAATCAGCATTGGATCTGATTACAAAACCGATGCAATGCATTATTCTCTGTCTCAGTCTGTATATGGAGGTCACACTATCTCTAATATAATCTTTGATACAGAAGATAATTCTTATAACATTTACATTAGAAAAAACAACGAGGTATTGCCATGGAAGAAATTTAATTCTAACATGGCTATATCTGTTGAGTATGATTTAGAATATTAATGAAAAGCATTTATGATTTTATCGTTGAACCATTAGGTCAGCGATATAATAATGAAGTTAAGGTAGGTGACAAAAGCCTAATAATTAACACTAAGCTTGAAAGTTTTAAATCTGTAAACAATATAGCAAAAGTTATTGAAGTTCCTTTAGCTTATAAAACAGTTATTAAAAAAGGTGATAAAGTAATGATTCATCACAATGTTTTTAGAAGGTTTTATGATATTAGAGGAAATGAAAAAAATAGTAAATCATATTTCAAAGATAATTTATATTTTGTTCAACCTGATCAAATATATCTTTACAAAAATAAAGACAGATGGCTTTCATTTGGTGATAGATGTTTTGTAAATCCAATTAGAAATAATGATAAAATAAACGCTAATTTAGAAGAAAGCCTTGTTGGTATATTAAAATATGGTAATAATGCGTTAGAAGTGCTAGGAATAAGCGAGGGAGATCTTGTAGGCTACAAACCGTTTGGTGAGTTTGATTTTTTAGTTGATGGTAAGCGTTTATATTGTATGAAATCAAATGATATTGTAATTAAGTATGAACGTCAAGGAAACGAAAAAGAATATAATCCAAGCTGGGCACAGAGCAGTTGAAGAACTTATTAAAGTTGCAAAAGAAGCTATAGTTGATTCTGATGATGATATATCAGCTGATAGATTAAAAAATGCAGCAGCAACAAAAAAGTTAGCTATATTTGATGCTTTTGAAATACTTAATCGTATTAAAGAAGAAGAAGATATGTTAAATGATAAACCAAAAGAAGAAAAGAAAAAAGAAGCTTTTGGTGGATTTGCAGAAAGAAGATCTAAATAATGTACGAGCAAACTTTATATAAAATAATTGATCATATAAAACCTCATGTAATAAAAAGATTAAATAAATCTAAAAAATGGGAGTACGGTTATAACAAAGAACACGATGTTATTGTTATATCTAAAAGTGGTCAAATAGGTGAGGTTTATGAAATACAAAATTTAAAAATAGCATTACCAAAAGAAAAAGATGTTAACAAGGATTACGATAAATGGCAAGTACATGAGTATCCTAAAGCATTAAAAAAGATTAAAACAATATTTGACTGGAAACAATATCCAGATGATTTTAAAGAAAAATGGTATGCATATATTGATAGAGAATTTGCTAGGCGCCACGAAGGCTATTGGTTCACTAATAAAGGTAAAGCTACTTATATTACTGGTACTCATTACATGTACCTGCAGTGGTCCAAGATTGATGTTGGGCAAGCAGATTTTAGGGAAGCAAACAGATTATTCTTTATATTCTGGGAAGCTTGTAAAGCAGATAAACGTTGCTACGGAATGTGCTACCTCAAAAACAGACGGTCTGGTTTTTCATTCATGGCATCAGGCGAAACTGTCAATCTTGCCACTATCTCTAGTGATGCTAGATACGGTGTCTTATCAAAGTCAGGGGCTGATGCGAAGAAAATGTTTACCGATAAAATCGTACCAATTTCCGTCAACTATCCGTTTTTCTTCAAACCGATTCAAGACGGTATGGATCGACCAAAAACAGAACTTGCATACAGAGTTCCAGCCAGTAGGTTTACAAGACGTAAACTAGATAGCAATGAACAACTTGAAGAATTAGAAGGATTAGATACAACTATTGACTGGAAAAATACAGGAGACAACAGTTATGATGGTGAAAAACTAAAACTACTTGTACATGATGAATCTGGTAAATGGGAAAAACCTGATAATATATTAAACAACTGGAGGGTTACAAAAACCTGTTTACGATTAGGTTCTAGAATTATAGGTAAGTGTATGATGGGATCAACATCAAATGCTTTAGACAAGGGAGGTAGAAATTATAAAAAATTATATGATGACTCAGACGTTACCAGAAGAAACCGCAATGGGCAGACTAGCTCGGGATTATATAGCTTGTTCATACCTATGGAATGGAATTACGAAGGATACATTGATTCTTATGGGTTACCTGTCTTCGAAACACCGCAAAAACCTAAAAAAGGACCAGATGGTTTCCCCATTGAAATCGGTGTTATCGAACACTGGGAAAATGAAGTAGATGGTCTTAAGGACGATCCTGATGCACTTAATGAATTATATAGACAGTTTCCTCGTACAGAAAAACATGCATTCAGAGATGAAACTAAACAATCTTTGTTTAATTTAACAAAAATATACGAACAAATAGATTATAATGAAGATTTAAAACATTCTGGAGTAGTAACACAGGGTAATTTTCAATGGGTAGATGGGATTAAAGATACAAGCGTTATGTTTGTTCCAAGTAAACAAGGTAGGTTTTTTGTATCTTGGGTACCAAACAAAACTCAACAAAATAGAATACTTATTAAAAATGGTAGAAAATTTCCTGGCAATGAACACATGGGAGCTTTTGGTTGTGACTCATATGATATATCAGGAACAGTAGATGGTAGAGGATCAAAAGGATCACTACATGGTTTAACTAAGTTTAGTATGGAGGATGCACCTCCAAATTTATTTTTTTTAGAATATATATCAAGACCACAAACAGCTGAAACATTTTTTGAAGACGTACTTATGGCTTGCGTATTTTATGGTATGCCATTATTAGCTGAAAATAATAAACCAAGATTACTATACCATTTTAAAAGAAGAGGTTACAGAGGTTATTCTATGAATAGACCTGATAAAACAATGCATAAATTATCTGTAACTGAAAAAGAAATAGGTGGTATACCTAATTCAAGTGAAGATGTTAAACAAGCTCATGCTGCCGCTATAGAATCTTACATAGAAATGTTTGTAGGTTACAACAATGAACAATATGGTACTATGTATTTTCAAAGAACTTTAGAAGATTGGGCAGCTTTTGATATAAACAACAGAACAAAACACGATGCTTCTATTAGTTCTGGTTTAGCAATTATGGCTTGTAACAAAAACAAATATAGACCTGTAGCTGAAGTTATAAAAGACAAAGTTAATTTAAGTTTTGCAAAATATGACAATAGAGGCTTTGAATCAAAAATAATTAATTAAATGGTTAATACTAGTGTTAATAGCGCATTTCCAAGTCAGATGGTATCTGAAGAGGAAAAGAAAAGTTTAGAATATGGTTTGCTAGTAGGGCAAGCTATTGAGTATGAGTGGTTTAGAGGCGGAAGAGTAAACAGTAACAGGTGGGTTACAGGTTATCAAAATTATAATAGATTAAGACTATACGCTAGAGGTGAACAATCTGTTCAAAAATATAAAGATGAATTATCTATAAACGGTGATTTATCTTATTTAAATTTAGACTGGAAACCAGTACCTATTATACCTAAATTTGTAGATATAGTTTCAAATGGTATAGCTTCTAAAGAATATGAATTAAAAGCATATGCTCAAGATCCTTTTTCTTTAAAACAAAGAACTAACTACGTTGGTAGTATTTATAGAGATATGATGGCTAAAGATTATCTTGATAAAATAAAGCAAACTACAGGTATTGATTTATATAATTCTGATCCTAAAACACTACCACAATCAAAAGAAGAACTAGAAATACACATGCAATTAAACTACAAACAATCTGTAGAAATTGCTGAAGAAGAAGCTATTAATAATACTTTAGCTTTTAATAAATATCAATTAACTAAAAAAAGATTAGTTGATGATATAGTAATTATAGGTATAGGCGCTGTAAAAACATCATTTAATAAATCTGAAGGCGTAGTGGTTGATTACGTAGATCCAGCTAATTTAGTATATTCTTATACTAATGATCCTAATTTTGAAGACATATATTACGTTGGTGAAATAAAATCATTAACGTTAGCTGAAATTAAAAAACAATTTCCTTATTTAGGTAAAAAAGAATTAGAAAGATTAGCTAAATATCCAGGTCGTCAAGGCTATGTAGCTCAACCTAATTATGATAATGATTTAATACAAGTTTTATATTTTGAATACAAAACGTTTATAGACCAAGTGTTTAAAATAAAAAAGACTGATCAAGGTTTAGAAAAAGCTTTAGTAAAATCAGATACATTTAATCCACCAAATAGTGATAATTTTGATAGAGTTTCAAGATCTATTGAAGTTTTGTTTAGTGGTGTAAAAGTTATGGGTGTTCCTCAAATGTTAGAGTGGAAGTTAGCTGAAAACATGACAAGACCTAAGAGTGATTTAACTAAAGTTAAAATGAATTATGCTATATGTGCTCCACATATGTATCAAGGTCGTGTAGAATCTTTAGTTAGCCGTATAACAGGTTACGCTGATATGATACAATTAACATCGTTAAAACTACAACAAGTTATTGCTAGAATGGTTCCAGATGGTGTATTTGTAGATGTTGATGGTTTAGCAGAGGTTGATTTAGGTAATGGTACTAATTATAATCCACAAGAGGCGTTAAATATGTATTTTCAAACTGGTAGTATAGTTGGTAGATCATTAACTCAAGATGGAGATCCTAATAGAGGTAAAGTACCTATTCAAGAGCTTCAATCATCTAGCGCAAATGGAAAAATAGCATCACTTGTAAATACATATCAATACTATTTACAAATGATAAGAGACGTAACGGGTCTCAATGAAGCACGAGACGGCAGTTTACCAGACAAGGACGCTTTAGTCGGATTGCAAAAAATGGCTGCCAATGCTTCAAATATTGCAACTAAACATATTGTTGATGCAAGTTTATTTTTAACATTAAGAACTTGTGAAAATATATCGCTGAGATTAGCTGACGCATTAGAGTTTGATTTAACTAAACAAGCCTTAATGCAAAGTATTTCATTAACTAATACGCGAAATTTAGAAGAATTAAAAAACTTACATTTATATGATTTTGGTATTTATTTAGAATTAGAACCAGAAGAAGAAGATAAAGCTATGCTTGAGCAAAACATACAAGTAGCTTTACAATCAGGTCAAATATATCTAGAGGATGCTATAGATATTAGAGAGGTTAAAAATATAACTTTAGCTAATCAAATATTAAAATATAGAAGAATACAAAAACAAAAACAAGATCAACAAGCTCAACAAGCACAAATACAAGCACAAGCTCAAGCAAACATGCAACAATCTGAGCAAGCTGCTTTAAATGAAGTTCAAAAACAAGAAGCTTTAGCTAATACTGAAATACAAATAGAACAAGCTAAATCTCAGTTTGAAATACAAAGAATGGAGCAAGAAGCGTTAATTAAAAAACAATTAATGGCTGAAGAGTTTAATTATCAACTGCAGTTAGCAAAAGCTAAAGTAGATACAGATAGACAAAAAGAACAATTTATAGAAGATCGTAAAGATAAAAGAACTAAAATACAAGCAACGCAA